CAAAATTAAGAATTGGTAATTGTGGTAACCCAATTAGGGATGCTGTATTAAAACCAGTGATACACAATGGAAGAATAACTGGAGTGATAGTACTAGACTCTGGTGAGGGTTATGATCCACTCAGAGTTAATTTAATACCCAGAGTACCAGAAGGGGCAACAGAAGTACCAGTTCCAGCAAAAGCACAACCAATATTAAAAGATGACGGATCATTAGAGTACATTAAAGTAACTCAACCTGGAGATAGTCATTTTTATGATGTCGATGTGGAAATACTTGGAGGAGAAGGATCTGGTGCTGAAGCTAGAGCAGTATCAAAATCTGTGACTGGATTGGTGCTACTGAGCCCAGGAAGAAATTATGAAACTGCACCATTCATTAGTATTAGTGGAGGTAATGGTAGGGGTGCTACTGGTGTTGCTGATATTGATAATAGGGGTGTGGTTTCTCCAAATATAGAAGTTAGCAATCCTGGTCAATTTTACCTCAAAGAACCATACGTACTTCTTGTTGGAGGTGGAGGCCGTGGTGCAAAAGCAAAGGCTGTTGTAGACCAAGGTGAAATTGTAAATATAGAATTGATAGATCCTGGAAGCAATTACATCAGTCCACCAAAGGTTGTATTTGCTAGGAATGTAAAGGTAAAGAGAAAGTCCAGAAATAGACAGTCATACAATCCAGAGATATACAATATTAGTGGTATCACAAAGAATATTGGAAGGGCAGATAGCAATATCTACCTAAGTACAACCCAACCATTCCCAGGAAGTGGAGTAATTCTTCTAGAAAAAGAATTGATTAGATACACTGGTAAGGATAGCAATAGACTAACTGGTTGCACTAGAGGACTAAACTTCAGATATGATCAAAGAATAGTACTTGATGATTTACAGGATAATGAAAGCGGAGTAACTTCATATCAATTTAATATTGGAGACAGAATTGTAAGATTGACAGAATCTGCTGATAATAAGATTGCAATTGTATATGATTGGAACCCAACAACTAAAGAACTGTTTGTCGTATTTAAAGTTGATGAACTAGCATTCATTGATGCTGGTGCTCCTGGCGAAAAAACTAACGTTGTTTTTGATGCTGGTGTTTCTGATACTACAGATTCTGGAGATTTACCGCACGTACTAGTTGACGATGAGTTTGGTGTTGTGTATAAATTAACAACTCCATTATCTACACTAACAGGTTTCTCTTTCCAGGACACTGAAGAATTTGATGGATTGGGTAATGGTCTTCCCGATTTGTTTAATACTAATACTGGATTTGCAAATCAAATCAATCTCGATGGAGGTATCCCATCCACATTATATGGTATTGAAGAGACTCAGGGTGGACAAAATACGACTCTATTTGTAGTGGGAGACAAAATTAAAGATTCTAGTCTACCATTTAAGATCGCGCAAATTCAGGATGCTGGAGCGTTGGATGAAGGAGTTGATCATTTTGCTACTCTCACTTTACAGATGGATACTTCAAATCCAAATTATTATAATAATATAGATTATACTGTTGGTGAGGTAGTCACTGGTACAAATTCTCAGGTTCAGGCAACTGTCAAGTCTTGGGATCCAATCAATAAAATTCTAGTACTCGAAGATGTCGTACCATATGATACTGGTTCAATTGAAGATGGAATAATTTACGAATTCTCACAAAATTCCACTGTTATTGAAGTTAGAATCAATTCAGTTGGATATAATTATACTTCAGCACCAACTGTGACTATATCCGATACTGGAACATTCCAAGCAACCGCTACTGCAACTATTACTGCAGACCAAGTTACATCAATTGCTGTAACTAATGGTGGATATGGATACTCAACCAAACCAACTGTTACTATTACCAATGGAGGTGGACAAGATGCTATCGCTGAAGCAATCTTGGGTGGAGAAAAGTTACAGGGCCAAAATGGTGCGTTGTGGAAGATAAAAACTTTAAATTATGACGTACAAGTTAGAAACGATAATTTTTAACAACTAAATATAACAGGTAGATTAATTACAGTTATAGGGAAAATAAATGTCTGCACTCCTTACGGATCAATTTAGAATATACGCAGCAACAAAATTCATCAAATCGCTAGAAGGTCCAGATCCTCAAGCGACTGATTTATCTGCAGGTGCTGATAGAGATCGTCTTTACGTTTTTATTGGAAGACCACAAACTTGGGAAGATGAAAACAATCCTCCACAAGCTATTGATAGTTTTTCGGAGTATAGCGATTTGTATGATGACATGATCTCTTTGAAAAGAGTTCTTGCAAATGATACGATCCAAGTTGTTCGTAGAATTGATTGGATTCCACCAGAAAAGACAACTGGTGGACTAGGTTATATCTATGACATGTATCGTCATGACTATTCCCCAACCAAAACTGCTGCATCTGGATCTACCCGACTATATGATGCAGATTTCTATGTAGTTAACTCAACATATCAAGTATATAAGTGTATCTACAATGGTACTTCACCATCAGATCCAAATGGAAAACCATCAACAGTAGAACCAACTGGAACTTCAACGTCAATTATCACCACATCTGATGGTTATCGTTGGAAATACATGTACACAATTCCTGTTGCACAGGTTCTCAAATTTTTCTCGTCAGATTATATCCCAGTACTAGTTGATGCTGCAATCAGATCAAACGCATCTTCTGGAGAAATTGACACTGTAGTAATCAACTCATCTGGAACTGGATATAATAATGGTACTTATGATAACGTTCCCATTAATGGTGATGGTACTGGAGGAAGAGTTTCCATCATCGTTGATGGTGGTAAAATTGTTAATGCTACTGTTACTTCTGGTGGTATTGGATATACTTTTGGTAAAATTATAGTAGACCAAATTAATGGTATTGGTACTGGATCTGGTGGTTTAATTGACGTTATCATTCCCCCTCAGGGCGGTCATGGATATAATCCTGCGTTTGAGTTGGGTGGATATCGTGTTATGGTAAATGCCAAACTACAATATTCTGAAGGTGCAGGAGACTTCCCGACAGATAATGATTATCGTAGAATTGGATTGCTAATCAATCCCAATAAGTTTAATACTTTTGAACTTGCCTCAGATTTAACATTGAGTGCTACGAAGGCTGCAATTTTCCCACCATCATTCCAAGGTAATTTCTTTGTTGATGAAATTATCACCCAAACAAAAATTGTTGGTGGTCAACAAGTTACTTCTAGAGGAAGAGTGATTTCATGGAATTCCACAACTAAAGTATTGAAGTACTATCAGAATAAAGTTGATGGTATTTACCCAGAAATTACAGGTTCACTGAATGACTTTAGTGGCAGTAATGTTATTACTGGTAGTTCTTCTGGATCATCAGGAGAACCCGATGTAAACTTCCCATCAGTTCCTGGTACATCCACAAGAACTATCAATAACACAGAATATGACTTGGGTATGAGATTTACATCTGGTTATGCTTTTTCGGAGATTGAAAAGAACTCTGGACAAGTCATCTATATAGATAATAGAAGAGCGATCTCCCGTGCAAACGACCAGATCGAAGATATCAAAATTGTAATCGAATTCTAATAAGGTAGTAAGAGAAAATGCCACAAAATACCAACCTGAACGTCAGCCCATATTATGACGATTTTGATAAGTTTAAGAACTTTTACAAGGTTCTTTTTAGACCTGGATTCCCCATTCAGGCAAGAGAACTTACCACAATGCAGTCTATTCTGCAAAATCAGGTAGAGAGTTTAGGTACTCACTTCTTTAAAGATGGGGCCATGGTTATCCCTGGTCAGGTTGGTTTTGACAATAACGTAGATGGTATTCTGGTTCAATCCAGTTTCCTGGGAACTAACGTAGAAGAGTATAGGACTCAACTCGATGGAGCAATCATTACTGGTCTGACGACTGGGGTAAAAGCAAAGGTAATTTACTCCATTTCATCAGATGAATCGGAGAAGGGATTTATCACTTTCTATGTGAAATATATTGAGGCAGGTGGAGATGATAAGACCATCATCAGATTTTTAGATAATGAACAATTGGTTGCAGATAGAGAGTTGACATTTGGTAACAGTCTCCTTGAGATTGGAAGTCCATTTGCACAACTACTCCCCAATGGTGGAACTACTATTGCTTCTACTGCATATGTGAATACTGGCGTATATTTTATTAGGGGTTACTTCATTGATGTTCCTTATCAGTATGTTATCCTAGATCAATACGGTCAGGATCCATCATATAGAGTTGGTTTGGAAGTTTCGGAATCAATTATCACTTCTGAAGATGATCCTTCACTAAATGATAATGCTGCTGGATCATCCAACTACGCTGCTCCTGGTGGTCATCGTTTTAGGATCAAGACAACACTAATTAAAAAGACACTAGACGATACTGCAGATAAAAACTTCTTAGAATTAATTCGTATTGTAAAAGGTAAGGTACAACAATACGTAGATAGAACAGTTTACAATGAACTAGAGAAGGAACTAGCTAGAAGAACCTACGACCAAGTGGGTGATTTCATGATCAGACCATTTGATATTAAGGTAAGAGAATCTCTCAATGATGGTTTCAATAATGGTGTATATCTCCCTGGAGAAGTAACTCAAGATACTAAAGTTGTTGCGTCTTCAGAACTATATGCGGTAGAAATTTCACCAGGAAAAGTATATCTAAAGGGATATTCAGTAGAAACAACTCAAGCAACTTTCCTAGATCTCCCAAAATCAAGAGAATACAATTGCCTGCAGAATAATATTATCCCATTCGAACTTGGTAATTATACATCAGTACAAAATGTTTATGGAGCTCCAGTAATTACTGGTCCAGATATCACATCATCATACCAAATTGTAGAACTACGAAGCGAGTTTTCATCAACTCCTGGTGTTGCTGCTGGCAACTTAATTGGTGTTGCTAGAGTAATGAACTGGGAGTATTCTGGTTCTGGTGGAGATTTGATTGATGCAAATAGCAATGATACATATAACTTATATCTATTCGATATTTCACTTCACACTAAGTTGAAGTTGTCTGCCTCAACTACAATCGAAGCAGGTTCTCAAGTAGTTGGCAGAATTAGTGGAGCTACTGGTTTACTCAGAGTGTCTCCTGGAGAAGCTTCATATACTGGAGATACTTTAACTCTTACGGATGTTCAGGGTACTTTCAGAATTGGTGAAGTTATTCAGGTAGACGGAAGAGATAAGGGAACAGTATCGGCTGCTCCATATACGTTCAATTTCTCAGACACTAAGCAAATTCTAGGTAGAAATAGTGCTGGTTCTAGCATAATCTTCTCATGTGACGCAAGAGCAACTGAACAATATAGATTAACTGGAACATACTTTACT